ATTCAAAAGCTGTCTTTGACCAGCAATCGTATTCGCCATAGGCTCGTCTGCTCGAATCGCCTGTGGCCCCACATCGAACGTCGTCTCGCCTCCATCCATGCCGAGCTTCTTCGCCCACTTTTGGGCAATCTTGTCCAATGCGCCAATCTTATTCGAGCTGCCATAAAAATCGACCATGCCCCGCGCTTGGACTTCGCCCAAGCCGGGATACCTTGCAATTTGCTGATCTCCATTCGTCCACGAAATCCTCTCATATCCATTGTCGGCAGCATAGCGCAAGAGGCGCTTGAACATCAACTCGTCCCAAGAGCTTTTAAAGGGCGCATCCGCAACAGCCGTACCAACCTCATCATGCAGGCGAAGGAACTCTCGCCGCGTATCAACATACTCTTGTAACTTGGGTCTATATTCTGGAGGAATATCCCAAGACTCTAGTCCCTCCCGCACGAGAGCTGCACGCGCCCGACTAGTACTGTCGAATCCCAAATCGTCAAGGCTATTCAGTATGCCATCAGTGCTGTCCCTAAGCTGATTTATCCGTTCTCGTACTTGATCTAATTGCGCTACTTTCTCTGGATCAGTGTATCCCTGCTTTCTCCCCCTCTGATGCCAATCACTTTGAATCTCCTCCACGAATAGCGTATTCTTGCCATCTCTGTCGAGGCGGCTAGTATACCTTGCATGAGCCAGCAGATTGCGGCCCTCCTCGCCAAAGTGCGGCGCCTTGAACTTGCCCTCACGCTCTTGCGCATACCTTCCCGCCACCTCTTGCAATTGCTTCGCAAGCTCCTGCGTCCTTGTCGAAAGTGGATTGTCGGCTCTGGCCGCCATGAATTCTTCATTGAGCCTATTATATTGATCCTCCAGCTTCGCCACCTCGTCTGGCAGCTTGAATAAGAGTTCGCCATACTTCTCCTTTGGTCCCGGCAGCGTATAAGCCCCATATTGAGTTTCGCCTCCCTGTCCAGATCTTCGTTGTGCTTCAATTTGCTGTGCCAGCGTTTGGGCCGAAGCTATGTCCCGAGCCTGAACGCGACCGCCGCGCGAATTTGCAACGGTATACGTACCGTCCGGACGCGGACCAATAACGTAGCGCGTCCCCTCTGGAGCATCGGCCACCAGCAATCCAGATTCTGTTTGTGTCCACTTCAGCGGCGGACCAGAAGTCAATTCTTTTTCCAGCAACTGGATTTGATTTTCCTCAATATGCGCTAGCAAATCCGCTTTCGAAATCCTCCCTTTTTCGTCTCCTAAAAATGCTGGAAGCCCCAGCGCTTCGAATTCCTCGAGCTTGATCCCCGGCGCATTCCGAATCGTGCCGCTCCACTGCTCTCCCGTGGCAGTATTTTGTCCCTTTTCCTCGACAAATTTCTTGATCGCCGAATAAAACGTCGGCGCTTGAACCTGCGGTGTATTTTGCTCCGCAATCCATCCCTCCGGCGCTGGCATCCTCTCACCAGCAGGAATATCCTGCACCGGAATTTCGCGCGCCGGCACACCCTCCGTCGCCCCCTGCAAATGCTCGACTCCGGCCGGCGGGCTCGGCGCACGGCGGGGCCTCGACAGAGCCAGAATCTGATAACCAGTGAACGGCGCTTGGGTCAAAACGCCGAGCGACGCCTCGTGTGCCACGTCCCACGGACTGATATCCTGAAGCTCTTTGCCTTGCGCAATTCCCCTTGCAATAGAGCCGGCCACCGCAATCGTCGGCTGGACCAGACCGAGCTGGACCAAGGCTTCCTTGATCGGGACCTTGAGCGCTTCGACGGTCTTTCCGTGCATCAGCGCCCCGGTGAAGCCTTGCATGCCCGCAACTCCTGCGAGCATCGCCGTGCCACCATTGACCGCTGCAACCTTCGCCGCCTCCGTTACTGCGTCGTCGTCACTCAAGCCTTTCGCCTTCGCCTCCTTGAACGCTGGAATCAGCGACAACAATCCACTCCCCGCCGACATCCCCGTAACCATTCCAGGCATGCCGCCGACCCGACCGCCGAGCCCCGCCGCAACCATTTCCGGCCAACTTTCACTAATCGCATTGACGGCCTGAGCGGCCCACCACTTCGGACTAGTCCACCCCTGTTGCATCGGCGTGTTGAGCAAGCCCTCGACCTCAGGGTTGGCCGCCGTCGCCTCCGGCTGCTCCGGGACATGAAAAAAGGTTTCGCCACTCAACTTCCGCTTAATGCCTTCATAGAAATTGGAAACCTTTTCCATTCCGCGAGCGCCGCCGCGCATCGCCGAATCAACAGCCACATCGAAATAGCCAGGGCCCGCACTCGGACTCAACGCCGCATTTTCCATTTGCGACGGCTGCGGCTGCGGAGCATCCATATACGGATTTGCATTCCCCTCTGCCTGATACAGATAGGGATTCATCGGGCTCGGACCACGATCCGCCGACGGCTGTGGGGGCGCAGGTTGTTCCTCTGCCTCCGGCTCCAAATACGGATTCGCCATTATAGCTGTCCTAGTACGTCAGAGCGTGGCCGCCCCGTCCTTTGCTCATATTGCTGCAGAATGCTTTCGCGACTCCGTTTGCCCGCATAAATCGCCTCAACGGCATTCGACACTTCCGTCGCATTATAAGCACCGCTCGCCACTCCTTCGCTCGGAGTCATGATCCGGCTGTTGCCTGGAACTGGCGTTTGGTTCTGCTGCGGAACGGCGCGCGACGCCGGCGCTGCATCGGGGGCGCCCTCGTAAAACCATTCGAGGGCCCGCCGCCGCAACTCCGGATTTTGCTCTACATCCACCTTTGTTTTCGCCCCCAGAATTTTCAACAGAGGCTCACCAATCGGGTCCTCTGGCTTCGCGATCCAATCCCTATATTTCGTCTGCGCCTTCAACCGAAACTGAAGGCGCTGCGCCTCGGTCATAGGCCGACCGCCTCCTTCCGCAAGCGTGGCGGCTCGATCTAGCGCCGCTTGCCCGCGCAAGAGTGCCGCTTCCCCTTTTTGCTGATTGGCATCAGCATTCGACGCCCGATACGCCTGCCTCGACGCAGCCTCCGTCGCTTCCTCCTCCTGCTTCGAAACACGAGCAGCGGCCTCACCCCCCGCTCCAAGTGAGCCCGCAATTTGCCCTATGGCCGTTTGACCCTCTGGCCTCGGCTGGAGCATCGCGGTGCCCGCCTGAATCAGAAAGGCTTGATTCTGCGGACTGGCCAGCCAACCCCTCCAGCGATCCGCTAGCCCTGGACCAGTGTCCTGCCGCATCATTTGCTCGTCGCGCGGGTCAAGAAAATTCTGATCAGCCATCATCCCCTCCCAAGGAGCTGCGACAGCAGCAATAGTGGAGCAACACCAGTTTTCTGCGCATTTTGCATCAGGACAATCGGATCAATTTTACCCAATCCTCCCGTGTCCGGCCGCGGCGGTGCCACCGGATGCGGGGCGCGCAATTGCGGCGCCTCCATCATTTTCAACCCTTGGAGCGCCAAGCCCAGCGAATCCCGGACGCTGCGCGAATTGACCTGGCCGAGCCCTCCGCCTTGTCCCTGCTGCTGCGCCGTCGATCGAATATCGAGCGACGAACTAGGTTCTGCCATTGCCATTGGCTGCTGTTGCGGATCAAGCGGCGAGCCGCTGTTCTCTGGAGGTATGGGGCCCACGAACTGATTGACCGGAATTGGCGGTCCGGCTGGCGGCTGCGGCACCCTATTCTGACTCTTCGCTGGCGCTGGTTGCGGCCGCTGAGCATGTTGTTCCGCCACAGCTTGCGGCGTCGCTATACCCATGCTCGGAACTGGACGCGGCGGTAAACCGACGCCCGGCTGCGTGGGCGCTTCACCGGCGAAAGCCATCGGCGGCTCGACGCCCTGCGCTGCAAGCTGCTCAGCCAGGTTGTCCCACAGCGACATCGGCATCGGATCGAACGCCATTTGTGGATCGAGCGGCGATACCATTTTGTTCCTCCATAGCTCTACGCGTTGCAAGGTCGAGATTGACCAACTTGAATCCGCCAATTTCCGTCACAGCTTCCGGCGCAAACTTCTCTATATCCTGCGCCATGACGCCGATATGCGTCGCCTGATTGCCTGCATACCGATAACGATAAACGGGCGTCCCATCGAACAGCGTTCCAATCCGGACAATATCGCGCTTCAAGCGCATGTCGCTGGATGTGAATAAAGGTAATAGGCCCGCTAATCCACTCGTGCCCCCCAGGGCTCCAAGCCCACCCAAAATTCCGGCCCCCGTTGCACCAATACCAAGTGCCGTTTGCAATCCGCTCGGCTGAGTTACTCCAGGCCCCGTAGTGACGCTGCCAGCCCCAGGAATCGCATTCAAGCCACCCAAAAATGCTTGACCCTTTAGCAGAGGCAAATACTGTTCGAACTGACTCTGCCCCGTTTGAGCACTCAACAGCGCCTGCGCCAGGCTCCGCTGCGTATCGCCCACCGCCGTTGTGGTCAAACCCGGAATTGCCTGACTCTGTGCAATCGAGGGGGCCAATCCCATACTCTTGAGCATGGCGTCGAGCCCCGTATTATATCCTTGATAGGCAAGCTTGCTCGCCGTGTCACCCGCCGCCTGACTCGCCCCGCGGGCCGCCAGACCTTCCGCGATCCCCAACCGGCTTCCTCCATAATTGGCTCCAGGAACACCGGCGCCACCGACGATCGCCTGACCACGAAGCGCCGGTAGCACACTTTCTCCAAGATTTTGATAAATCGGTCGAACGCTGGCATCAATCGTTCCCTGGAGTCCAGGATTCGACCGAGGGTCGAGCGCGGCGCCAGAAGTGAGAAATTGATTGCTCTGGCCCGCTCCGGTCAAAATGTTGTTCATGGCCATGGTCGAACCCAGGACCTGATTTTGACCCGCAACCTGCGTCGGATTGAACCCGGCAATCGACTCCGGCCCCGGCGCCGTTATATTGCTCTGCCCGAACTGTTGCAAATAGGGCATCGCCATGTTGAGCAGTTGGCGTTGCTCCGGACTAATCGTGGTTTGCGTGGTGGTCGTTGCCGGTGTCGTCTCGCCGCTGCCCATTTCAATTCTCCTTTTCCCGCTTCGCGTCCCGCACAAGAATCTCATGCGAGAACCGGAATCCCATATCCCTCAGCTTCCTGCTCCAGCCCCGCCGGGCCGCCACAACCTCGATCCTCTCACATCCGAGCCCGATGCAAACGCGGTCTAAAATGCTTTCGAGGCTCGGATGAAAAACGTCCCACGCCTGCCCGACGGCCCCGAGGAAGCGCAACACTTTTCCCTTCCGATTCGACCGGATTTCGGTAATCAATATGCATTGAATTGCGCCGTCGGATAAAACCCAAAACTGTAGGGCCCCTTTTACCGCCGCCTCGAACATTTCCTCATCCGCAAACTGTTCGTCGTATTGCGGAATCCTCCGAATCGCATTCCGAATGTCCGGCCAATAATGCCGAAACTGCTCCGGTTCAAGCAAATATACCTGCTCCTGCTTCATACTCTAAACCTTGTATTGGAACGAAACGGTCACGACGCTCGTATCGGTGAAGTCGGTCTCCGCCAACGCGGTCAAGGCGCCCGCCGCGTAGCGTTGTGGACTGACAGTGGCTGTACCCGAGGAAATTGGAGCCGTCACCATAGTGATCGTCCCGGCTGCCATGTTGTTGACCTGGATAGAGCCAATAGCCGTCGCGCCCGCGGTGAACGGCAGGCCCGTGATGAGGGCGGTACCGGTCGACGATCCCTTAGCCGTTAGCACAATGCGAAGTTCGCCAAAAACTCGATCGCCGATCTTGGTGTAGCTGCCGGTGAACGTGCCGGTCATGCCAGTGGAGCCGCCGCCAAACGTGAGTTGCGGCGTGAATGTGCCTTCCTCGTAGTCATCGAGAAACCGCGCCCACGCATTTCCATCGTAAACGTAAACGCCGACGCCGGAGCCCGGATTCCAATCACTTCCATCCGCGTAAACAATCATGCCCTCGCGCGGCCGCTCCGGTTCCCGATGTGTGGGCCGCAGTTCGAGGGCAATAGTCTCTGCTTGCGCTCGCTCGATCGCCTTCAATTCGTCTTCGACAAAGCGCGCCAACTCCGCAACATCGGAGGGTGCACCAAGTCCTCTCGGGCGATAAACCATCAGAAATTCCCAGTCAGTTCCATTTCGATCTTATAGCCGTCGATTTTGAACGGCGTTGTGCCACTGATTTCGAGTGCGATCGCAGGCCCCTCGACCACGAAATCCACATACCGCTGGACACTTGGATCGAACGTTTTCGCTGCACTCCAAGTCACTGCTCCATCCGGAACCTGATGACTCCCAATCCGGATCGAAACGGCGCCCCCACTCACTTTTGGCCAAAGTCGAGTGACCAGTTTCCGCTGCTGGAAATCCTCAATCCAATCTCCATTCCTTTTCCTCCCAATAATTCCCAATCCTGTCCGCTGAAGCGTCCCTGTGAAAACTGTGCCATCCCGCGTTGCTCCAGTATCGAGTAGCGCGAACTCGTTCACCGCTGTGCGGACAAGCACGATTTTGCGTCGATCCGAATTCGACCAAAGCCCCGTATCCTCATCCCACGTACCGCTTGTCGAATTCCAAGTTTCCGCATCGCTAGTCTGAATCACGCCGGGGGCCCAATGCCTCCAATCGCAATCACCCTCTGAAATCCTATCACTCTCATAATTATAGATAATTGCCCGATTCGGAAAACTATTCCCAGTTTCCGGATAACAGAACCAGGCTTCGCCCCTCAACGGATGAATCATCATAAAGCTGTTGCGATAATTGGTAACATCAATCGAACCAAAAAGTGTCCGCTTCAATTTTTTGTCGAGCACACTCCGTGCTCCGTTTCCATCATGCAACATTATATCGTCCTGGGACGCGAAAATATGCCGCTTCCCGTCGCCCGTTACTGCAAGTGCCCTCGCGCACAGCAATCCGATCGTTTCCAGAAAGGCGTCCTGATCGAACACGAACCGCCCCCCGGTCGCTCGGAAGCGCCAAACACTATTCTCCTTGTAGACATAGAATCGTCCTTGGAGCGGCAGGCCATCAACGATTCCGCCACTCTCAATGTCCGGCAGCGTTACCTGACCAGCATCAACGGTCGGATCAGTGATGTCCCACGAGGTCGGCACAGCGCCCGGATCAGCCGGATGACTCCATCGAACATCGTGCGGCTGCGTCACTCCACTCGCCGTCAGATTCATCGCCATGAGGTAGGGGCCAAAGGATCGAATAACCTTCGCGCGCAAAAAACTTGGCCAATTCGGCAAATCCGCCAGCAGGACGCTCGTGCTCGCCGTCGGCCAATACTGCGGCAAATCCGTTCCATTGTTCGCAATCGTTATACCTCCAAGGAACGTCGAATTCCAATCCGCCCCCACCGCCGCCGCATACACCGACGAACTGCGCGTGACCGTTGTGAAGTTCGAATTCGTGCTATCCGCCGCAAACGCTCCAGTCAGACTGAAATAAAGCCAAAGCTGTTCATTCCCTCTCCGCACACCCGCCAAGTGCTGCGGCGCTTGCGGCACAGTTCCGAAAACCTGCGTATACCCCCCGAGCCGGCCGATAGAATTCTCAATAATCCTGACATTATTCAGAAAATTCCATGCCTCCGGCACAAGCTCATGCGAAGGCTGATCCCGAATAACACCAATGGCCCCTACGTCATTAATATCGATGCTCGGCATTTTTAGCCTTTCGCCTTCACGTCTATTTTCGACTCCATTCGCAACAATCGAGCTTCTATGGAGCTTCCTATTCCTCGCAACTCACCCCGAATCTCTGCCAATATCGGATTGAAGGTTTCTTTTCGCACAAAATTATCCCTCATATACAATTCGACCTGTGTAACCCTTTCTCGAATCGCCATAACCGTTTCTCCAATCTCTCGTTCACTTTGCACAAATTGCTCGAGGATCGCCTTTGCCTG